TACGGGTCAAAAGGCTCCGGACCTAACACTTTATCCAACTCCTCAAAATCCAAAGCGCGCCACTGGGCCCCGGCACGCGCAAATTCTGTACGGACAAATTTAATGGACCACGGTTTAGGTACCGAATCAGTCCAACGGTACTCGTTTGCCGATCCATTAAATTTAAAATCCGAAGAATGACCGCCAAATTCGAACCTTATAGGCGAAATCAAACTTCGAGCAGAACAAACAGGGTCCAACTCCAAGTGATCCACCGCAAAGGGCAACGCTTCTAACAACGTCCGCGTTGTGGCAGGTCCCTCTAAGTCCTTAACAGTCTCTTTTAACCAGACTGTATTGACAAACGGAGGGATGACAAGAGAATAGAAAGGCGCAGATTTCAACCGGGATTTCACTGCACCTCGTCTGATACCACGGAAAGGCCTTCGCGACCGCCATCTAGTCCAAGAGGCCTCAAAGCCGGACATAGATAGCTCCGCGAAGTATTCCTTCTCTAAAGTTATCGTATCAGACGAACCAGGGCAATCCCAAGCTTTGGAAGTAAGAATCTCAAAAAACTCTTCTTCCTCAGCTTGCCGCACTGCGCTGACCCCTTTTCGAGGGCACCGTCGCCAGCCAGAAGGTATAACGACCTGACCTTCCAACTTAGTGGGTGGTGCGGGTAACCGCGCTTCCTGACCAAAGCGATCAGTTGGAACCGAGTTTAGGTACCAGATCTCGCGATACCAGAGATCTGACCCTTTTAGCATTGACTCGGTGGCGGGTATCTTTAACCCCCGCACCACACTTCTCCCGGACCTCCTAATGAGGCGGGACTTCTTCTTCAACCACCACGTCCCCAAAGACTCCTTGAATTCATCATCAAAACCTTTAAGAAAACCTCTAAAAGCACCAGAAAGACCGTTCGGAAACTTACATTTCTGAGAAGTCAAAGATGTAAATCTCACAACCGGAACCAGGTTTATGTTCGTATACCTGGCACGAAAAAAGTGCGAATTGAGGGAAAAGAATTGATTATGGACCATTGTCTTTCCTCTAGACAAGCGAAGCCCGACAGAGCCGACAAAATCGGCCCATTTGTCAAAAGACGCTCGGGTACTCCGAAAAACTATATCGTCGCCATTTATCTTGACGGGGACCTGCGGACCAAAGATCCACCGGAAGGCAGCATAGTTTTGTAAACAAAGAAGAGGAAAACAAAGGAGGGAGCCCATCAATTGACGGGTGGTTTGCACCGGCTCAGGGAGATCAGGGTACTTGATCCGAACCCTAAGAAATCTAAAAGCTAATTCCCAAATGGAATCAGGGATATAGCGAGAATTCTTTCGGGCCCCGCGAAGCAGCATCTCCGCTGCCGTCACGGGTAAATGATCAGTGGCGGACTCATAGTCCCCTGAAACGAAAACTTCCCCCTTACGCCGGAAAAGTCCCGCCTTCTTGAACTCGGAGGCGGAGGCTTCTCCACGAAGCAACCAAGGACGCTTTGACAATTGACCATAAAGCGCCTTGTGCAATGGCTTCAACACTTGATCACTGGACGACATGACGGTGACGGCACGTTCCTTCCCGTCGCAAGGAGCGACAAGGAAATCAACTATACACTCGGACTCAACAGGAGAATAACCAAGGGTTTTTAAACCGTGTTCTTCCCTGCTAGGCCCAGTGGACCGCCAACCTCCATCTTTTCGTTTTCGGCCAGTGACCGATTTCACCGTCGGGACATCACGCTCCACGTAGCCATGATATCCCGAGTCCCACCCGACAGGAAACTCTTCCTGAGCAAGCTTAAACAAAAAAGGGAGGTAACCCGCAGGAAGCTCAACTTCAGCTGCAGTTACTCGTTCCCGATGCTCGGAAGGGGTGGGAGACCTTAACACTGGTAGTGTTTTACGCCAGAGGAAAAGGGATCCTTCTACTGTCATCCTAGGTCCTGAAGGAAGGAACCTAAGAGGATTACGCCACGGGTGTGGCCGGCCTTCAAGGAGGGCCGTGGAAAACTCCTTGCCGCTTTTTACGACGGCCTCTAGGTCTTCGGGACCAACCTCAAGAGACACAGGAAGCGACACACCGAGATGTCGCTCCATTAGCTCTGAGAACTCCCGAAGGAGACCTAGAGATTCTGTCCAAGAACGGACAGCGCTCGAAACCGCATTATCTTTGCGAATTCTATCGAGCGCACCGGCTTTCGTCATCGTGCACGAAAGTCTACCCATCGAGGTGAAATAAACTCAATGGCAGGTTACCTGGATT